CACACCTAACCCTAAAACGCCGTTCTCCCATCCATTATCGCTGCCTGATGGTGTTTCCATGTCGCAAGACCAGCACCCTACAGAAATTTCAAATAGTGAAAAACGCGGGTGTTCATAATGAGTCACATCAAATCCATATGCAGGTTCGCAAATGAACCCGCAGCGCGGGCAGAGTGTCACTTTAGGGTTTGACAAAACTGTAATTGGGTCGCCTGAAAGTAACGCCACTCTTGCATTTGAACATTGGTTCGGCTCCAAATCGGCGCGAAGCGCTTTTTCAAATGCGTTCATCTTTAAATCTGAAACATATTCTTGCGGTTTGACTTCATACCACACCGTGTTCCCTTGGGGGGTAAACACCCTGAAGTCCGGCAGATACCACCCGGCATCAGTCTCAAAACCTTCCGGCTCATATTCCCAAGTCAGGCCAAGCGCGTCAAAGAAGACCGCCCAGCGCGCCTCAAGGCGGCTGCGAAATCGGTAGCCCTTATAACGGGTTTCGATTGCTTTGATGTTACCCATGGGGATAGCCCTTATGCGGGCCAAGCCTTGCGCTGGAACGCGCGTCATGTTATCTAAGGCTTAGCGTTGTGACAGATGCACCCTACCGCCTTGCACCTTGTAAGGCAAGCCCCGCCCGGCACCCCCGCGGCGGGGCTTTACTTTGCCAGCACCACCCGAACCGCCTCGCGCAACTCCGGCATCGTGAAATAATTTTTCACGGTATCGATGCTCGTAGGTGGCGAGCATTTCCGGGCCACGTCATTGCGCGTCCATGAATTGACACAGCCTGACGACGCCCGAGTCAAGGCGACGGCCGCCCGGATTATCACCGCGCGCCGGTCATCCCGCGACATTCTCACTCGTTCAGCCATTGTTCAGACTCCTTTGGGGCATTATTGCCATTTATTGACTGTCGTGTCAAACCCTCATACCGACACCGACACGCCCAGCGCCTCGGCTTGTGCAAAGATCCAGCGGCGGCACTCAGGCCAGCCGTCACCGGTCAGCGTGTGAGGCGCGTGGTGCTGCGCCCACATATAGGCGTCCAGCCGATCGGCAAACTTGAGACGCTCATATTCGTCCGGCGTCAGGTCTGGCATTCCCGGCCAGATACGGTCCAGCGCGGTCCGCTCTTGCCGGTCCATCACCGTTGCGCCCTTTGTCGTGGATGGCACGTCGCCAACCACCGATTCACCATCATCATGCACCAACGCCCAGTGCAGCAGGGCGCGGGACGCATCGGGCCATAGCTTCAGGATGATCCGCGCCACCCGCCCGCCGTGTCCCGCGAGCGTGTCAACGGTCTGCGCCAGATCGGGATTGGTGTGCCAGCGGCGGACGAAACTGGCCCGGAATTGCTTGTCGATGGTCATGCTATTTTCTCCCATGGTGCGCGCGCCAGACTGACGCCGTTTACGTTGATTGAGGCGCAAACTGGCCGCTCCGTTCGGGCCGTGTAGCGCGCGGCGATGTTCGGCCCAAACGACTCCCGGACGATCCGCCTGCGTGCCATCAGCCAGGACAGCGAGCCTTGCGCTGCAGGAACGCCGTTGTTCGCATGGTTCGGAAAGAGCGCACCCGCCACGTCCCGCACTGTGGCGCCGGGATGCTGCACCACGTAGGCCTGAACCGCATCCGCTACGGGTGATAGGAGTCGTTTCATTGGCGTGTCGCCTCTCTCATACGGTTGGTTATCGCGTCGGCCTGTGCAGTCCTGATCCGGGCTTGGGCAATGGCAAAGTAATCAGGGTCACGCTCAATCCCGATAAACTTGCGCCCGGTGTTCGCCGCTGCGACGCCGGTCGTGCCGCTTCCCATTGTGAAGTCCAGCACGGTCTCGCCGGGGTTGGTGTAAGTGCGGACCAGGTATTCCATTAGCGCGACGGGCTTTTGGGTGGGGTGGGTTGACTTACCACGATTGCCAAATGTCTGAATTGTTTTTGGGTATTTGTGGGTTCGAGTTACTGCTTCACTAACTCTAGTAGTCTTTCCGCCCATTATCTCAGTCCGGCTTGCCTCCATGCTCCTTCCCTTCTGGGGCTTATCCATGACTGTCATCTGAGGGTTATAATTTATGCGCCCCTTACCAAAGACAATTATATCCTCGTGTTGTGCCATTGGCCGTATCTTTGCAACTAAATGACCTCGTGCAGTCACCTTATCCCAAACCCAGCAATACTTGAACATCGCCACATTCGACATCACCAGCGCCGACGTAAACGGCTGCGATGCCATCAGCACAATCGCGCCGTTCGGTTTCACGATCCGCTTGAGGTGCGCCCACATCGGAGCAAACGGGATAACGCTATCCCACTTGCAAGCCGTCGTCCCATACGGCGGATCGCATATAACAGCGTCAACCGATCCGTCCGGTATGCCCTGCATCACGTCCAGACAATCACCCAAGTGCAACATTGATTGCATCCCTCAATTCCAGCGCCGCCCGCTCGGACAGCCCTTGTGCGCTCATCACATCCACGCCGAATCGGAAAAGGAACCGGGCCTGCATGGCTGCATCAGAGTCACCCGCGGCCAGGCGCATCCCGCCCCACCGCTGCATCGCATCGGATAGGGACGCCTGGGCCGCTTGGTTCCGGCGGTGTCGCGCCTTGATTCCCGCGGCCACGATCGCCGACGCGCCGTAGGGGATGGCAGGCTCGGCCGCTTGGATCTTGTCGGCTCCGGCGCGCAACGTCGCCAGCAGTTCCAGCGACATTTCCGACAGCACCCCGTCCACCTGATCAGGCGATGACCGCCCGGCCGGAACGTGGGCGGCGCCGCAATAGGGACATTTGAACGCGACAGCTTCATATGTCAGCAGGCACTCAGGGCAAACCCTGACCGGCACCGCATCGGGGTTGCCAGCGGTCTTGCGCGTTTCGTCCTGCCAGAGCGTCCATGTGCGAGGCGTATCGGGCAGGCCATGCTTTGCAGCCATGCGTACCACGTTGCCCACATGGTCAATGATGACCCCATGCGTTTTGCCCTCAAACGGCCTCAGCGCCCGGCCAAACTGTTGCACGAACAGCCCGAAGCTGGCTGTGGGGCGGGCCATTATGACCGCCTCGCACGCTGGCACATCGAAGCCCTCGCCAAACAGATCGACGTTCGTCAAGATTCGCGTTTCGCCTGTCTCGAACCGCGCAACTTGGTCCATCCGATGCCCGTCATTGTTCGTGCCGTCCAGCGCCGTGGCGGGCATGCCGCGTGCCCTGAATTGCTCCGCGATGTCTTTCGCGTCCTGCACCCCTGACGCAAAGACGATCGCTTGTTTGCCCGGAATGTGGGCCAGATAGCTTTCCACCACGTCGCCGATCATCTCGGCTTTTTGCGCGGCCTTGGCAGAATTTGCCGTGAAATCGCCGGTCTTGCCTATCTGCAAAAGCGCTTCGTCAATGCCGACCTTCGGGGCGAACACGCGATAATCGGCAAGGCTGCCCGCGTCGATCAGTTCGCGCATCCCAGGGCCTTGGACCAGATCGTGGAACAGGCCGCCTTGATCAGCATGCAGCGATTTGTCATCGCCCCGGCACGCCGTGGCAGTGACACCGAGGCCCTTGGCGTTTGGGAACAACGCGGCGGCAATTCCCCACTTGTTGTCCTGTCGCCCGTGGTGCGCTTCGTCCAGCGTCCAGCGCCGGATCGAGTTGCACCATGCGTCGCCCGGCTTGAACCGGCGGATCAACGTATCAACACCCGCCACGCTCACGGCGGCGCGAGGGTCGTAAAAATTGCGTCCCGTGGCCGCGATGTGCAGCCGAATGCAAAAGTTGATCACCGACTGAGGCGCGATAATGTTGTGGTAGGTTCCCACCGTCGCATAGGTTTTGCTGATCTGGCCGACCAACTCCTGACGATGAACAATGGTGCAGGACCGCTCGCCATCAGCGTTCAGCTTGCTAAAGGCGACAGTTTTCCCGGCGCCGGTCGGCATCACCGCCAGCACGTTGCGCGCCCCTCCCGCCCACTTGGCACGAATGTCGTCGATCAGTTGCGTTTGATACGGCCGAAGCGTGAGGGTCATTTCACCCCCAGCGCCGTCTTACGGCCACCGGTCGTGCGGGTCACGCCATACGCCATAAAATGTGCTCGACCGGCGCTCGCATTTTGCTCAAAATCACAGGCCAATGTGCGCACGGTGTCAACCTGCGCTTCAGCCAAAAGGAGGGTGTCATACGGTCCCG